TGTCAGCTTTATCAAGAAGCTTTGACGGTGATTTAGTATTGTCTTTTGTAGGCTTTTTAGTATTCATAGTAGTTTACTTTTGATTTTCGTTTAAAACCTTTTCCTTGAGTATATCCCCAATAAGTCCGGTTTCTCTTCTCAAGTGATGGTTTAGATGGAATTTCAACAGAATTATCCCTAATTTTCTCTGGTGCTTCTCTAACAGGAATGATAGTATCTTGTGAGTAACGGCGAGGTTCTTCTACTGGCGTTACCGTAGAAACTGACTCTTTTACTTCTTGAGATGAATTATCAACATCTCTTAAAAGTCTTTCAGCTTGCTTTTTATATTTATCTTCTGACATAATTGAAATTACTTTTAGTTATTAAAATTGTGAAAATTAAAGCCCTGTTAGCGCAGGGCTTTTTCACTTTAAAACCTTTCCTATATTTTACAACTACACGACTAAATCAATCTAACATTTGACATATCACAACTAATTCATATTATTCATTTAGGACTTAGAAATCCACCAAAGCACTACTAGCAAATAGGGCTAACGCTTTATTACGTTTGTTTTTTGCTAGGAGGGATTGTATCGCGAGATATAATCGGCTCGTCTTTGGTGAGTTTTCTAACCTCCTAGCACCTTATTTTTTTAACTTAGAAACTTAACCAAAGAAAATCATGTCAAATAATATCAACTATCTACTATTCAAAAGATCAGCTATACAATTCAAAGAAGACTTGCAGGAAATATCAAAAGAGTTAGACTCTTTAAATGAAGAAGAAGCCGCCGGAGCTTCTGCTCATATCGAATACTTGAGAAGAGAAACCGGACTTATTGGGGATATACTCAAGGAAAAGGTTTTAAACGAAAATCAAAAGTAAACTACTATGAATACTAAAAAGCCTACAAAAGACAATACTAAATCACCGTCAAAGCTTCTTGATAAAGCTGACATTAAAAAGGCCTCCAAGCCTTTGCCACCAGAGAAGAAAACAAAGGATTAATTTGATTCCTTCTATTATATCTAAAAGCAAACTCATTTACATAGGTTTGTAGATATTTAGGGCTTACAAAATGGTAAGTGCCGTTGATTGATCTTTTTAACTGACTCCAGAAGCCTTCAAGAGTATTTGTATGAGTATTGCCTCTTACATATTCCTTTCTGCCGTGATCTACTGTAGCGTGACTATAGCCTAATTTCTTAAGTGGGCTATAGGCTTTATATTCATCTGTTTTGACTTGAGCAGTAAGTTTAATATTCTCTTTAACAAAGGGCTTAATTGTAGAGCTTTTAGTATTTGTGACAACCTTAGCAATAATATTGCCTTTTCTTTCAACTGCACCAAGAACAGGGGTTTTAGTTTTGGTTGATCTGCCTTGAGTATTAGGAGTTTTCTTATGAGGGTGTTTATTACTTTCTTTACCACCGTAATAAGTCTCGTCAATCTCTACTATGTTATCAAGAGGGTTAACTCCTTCCTCAAATAATTTTCTGATTTGTTTTGCTATTCTCCAAGCAGTTTTATAGGTAACTCCTAATTGCCTTTCTAATTCTTTACCTGCAACACCATTTTTAGAAGCAGAGAATAGAAACATAGCATAAAACCAGTTTCTAAGGCTTGTAGATGATTTATGAAAGATTGTATCTGCTAAAGGGTGTAGTTGATAACCACAGTTAGCACAAGAATAGCACTTGCGACCGGATACTTTGTAATAGTTGAATTTGCTCTTGCATTTAGGGCAGTTGTCTAAGTGGCTGTATCTGTTTAGGAATATTTCATTTAGACAGACATCATCATTGATGTATCTTTTATTAAAATCCTTGATTGTAAACTTTATTTTCTTAATCTTGGTCATGTTGTAAGTAGCTTTGTTATTAATTACTGGGATGTAATTATTGTAAAGGCTTACTTACTTGTTGTCAAGGGATAATTACCATAATTATATTAACCCCATTGCTATTGCTTGTGCTCTAGTAACAATAACATATACCGCTATACATCTACACCCTGCCGTATTTCCAATTGAAGCGGTTCGATCTCTCGGTGAAATTAATCTTTCATTGCTAACATCAAATGAATCATCGACTGCTCTTACTTGACCATCAGGACGAACGTGGTTAAACCTTCCTGTTCTTGTTTTTGTATCTAAAATTGATTGCCAAGTTTTAATTGAGACTAACCCCTCTCCGTCAACAGTTAATAAATTAGCCCCATCGATCAACTCCGCCTCGGTCTGCCTAGCCCAAGCCTCAGCCAATCCAACATTTTGACTAGCAATAATACCGCTCCTACCCTGCTTCTTATCCAACAAATTAGTCTTTATATTATCAGCTACAATACCCCGCCTATTGTCATTAGCTGTATTTATTTGTCTATTAACTGTATCAATCATCCTAGCAATTCTGACACCCTCTTTAGGATCGGCAGTGAAAAGCCTTGATTGTAATACGCCCACCTCTTCCTGTCTTCTTGTTTGTTCTTGTGAAAAGGCAAAGAGTCCAGCAATAATTGAATTCTGAATCATTGTTGTGTTTGTATCAGTCACAAAGTTATTTTGTGTTTCACTTTCATTGGCTACGAAGAAAGTTGATTCAAGAAAGAATTGGTTGTTTATTTGTTGGATTTTTTCATCTAGGTTTTCGTCTTCTACTTCTATAAGTTGCTTAATCTTTATATTATTACTTATATTCTCTAACTTAAGTACAACATCCAATAACTCTATTTTATTTTCTGCATTAAAAATAAGATTATACTTCTTCTCAACAGTCTTCCTCAAAGTAAAACCAAACTTCTTAATGGACTTTCTAAAGGCGTCTCTTATTTGTGATAATAACTCTGGCCGGTAATTTTCTGCTAGTTCTCTTGAGTTGATTGTGCCTGTGAGTCTATAGATGTTTGAGGCATCGTTGGCTATATTGGTAAAGATACGATTGAGATCGGTTATTATGGAGGCTTCTAATGCTAATTTTTGCTGGTCAAGAACTATAGCAGATTCTTTACGAAAGTTTATTTTGGTCATTAATCATAACAAACACTTTTAATAAAGGCTTCTAACCACCATAGTTTTAATGCTATAGCTCCAATACTTACAACAACAATCATTCCCCATAAAGTATAACCGTTAAGAAAATTATGAAACCAGCCCCCTTCATGATTGGGCATCATCTCTATGGGTGGTAATTTTGCTCCCGATCCTTTTTGGGTGTCATCCATAATGTTCCCTTAAACACTTATCAATATAATCTTTTTCATACCCCTGATCTATCAACATCTTTCTAAAGTAAGCTTTCTCTTTTAATATATAATGATTTTTAATTTCTTCATTGAGAACAATTGATAGTTTCGATGATAACTTTGATCCATGTTTTTCTGTTAATAAATCAGCAATATCTTTTTCCTTACTCGGTTTATCTCTATTGTCATCTGTAAACTGATCTACGCCAACAGGCACTAGATTACCTGGTTGATAAATTATATCACCCTCTGCACCAATACTTTCTTTGCCTATCTCTGCCCTAAGCTCATTTATACTTAAAGCTCCCAAATCTTTCTTATCTTTAGTCTCTTTAACAGTTTTGTTTAAGAATACAGAAATTTTACTTTTATCAATGATTAGCTCTAAATTCTCACCATTAGGATAGCGTGGTAGTAATTTTTCACCTATAAACTTCCAGATACGATTCCCAAGGGGTATGATTGCATTATCATAAAGATCAAGTCTAGCTATTTCTTTATTATTCATAGTGCTTGCTTCTTCTGTGGCGTAGCTAAGAGGAATCTTAAAAGCTTTGTATATAGCTTGCTCTGTGGTAGCTCTAAGTCCCTCAAAATCCATATCTTTTATAGATTCTGATACCGCTTGCCATTTTAAATTAAATGGCAGAAAGCTAATTCTTCCAGCGTTTTGTGAGCCTTTCATTTTTAAAAGCCTTTCTTGAATATCGTCAATTTGTTCATTACTCAGTTCTTGACCACTTTCTTTATTGTCAGTTGATACTATCGCGCTGGGTCGCCCTTGGTTCTTTAGAACAGACAAATTGTGAATGTTTGAATGTAAATATTGCTCAATCTCTAACTGAATAGATTGCAAAGGAGACAGTCCAGTTAAATTACTAGAATTAAATTTAGGATTGAATGTTCTTATCACCAGAAGCTCATTCCCATTTTCTGCTAAGAACTTCTGTAATACTGGATCATATTTATAAATAATACCTATGTGGTTAGCATTATACTGATACAAGGTTGGAAAGCCACTATTGTCTGATGATTGTACTGTTATATCTCCGGGGTTTAATGACTGTAATTCAACTGGTGGTCTTCTTCCATCTCCACCAATAACATTAACATAGCTATTGCCAGTTAGTAAATAGAAATTAGACAATGCTTGTTTAAATAAAAATGAGTCTTCAAAAGGATTTGGTTTTTTATTTATAAGATTAGCTAAAGGATGATCTTGCATATTTTCATCTTTTTTAACATCTTTAACAATAGGATCAATATTAGCTAGATTATCTGTTATTAATTTTAATGCAGTATTAACCGGCGGACTTAATAAGTAGTCATTTAAAAACTTGCTTAAGCTAACTTGATTTAAATTAAAGACAGAGGCGTAATTATTATATACATCTAAACATTGACCTACTGAATATGAATGTGATTTTAATTCACTTTGTTGTGAGGAACTTTTGTTGAATAGATTGTTGAACATTTCTATTTATTTTTTGTATATTGCGAATCCTAGAGCAAATAGTAAAATAGTTGATACACAGTATTTGATGATATCAAAATAATCTTTTGCTATGATGGTTATCAGATTAATATTAATTAATATCATAATCAATATCGATAATTCGATTATCAACTCTAAGACCCTTCGGTATTCAATAGCAATGAAAAAGTTTTTTACTTTGGTTAGAAAGGTTTTTAGTTTTTTAAGCATTTTATATATCAAATCCAGTATTAGTAATAATTCTATTTTTTATGTATTTTGAATGAGCATATCTTAAGCTATCAATAGCATGATTGTGTTTATCTACTATTTCTCTCAAAATTGAGCTATCATTTTTATCAATTTTATAACTATAAAACTTAAATTCATTTATAGTGTTCACACATCTTGGATGTATAATAATCTTATTAAATCTTTTTAAATAGTCAATTCCAGCTTCAATGTAACTTTGTTTAGCAGTTTCTTTCTCATGCCACTTACGAGTTCCAATGATTCTAAAGCCATCATCAAAGTCAAATAAACCATTTTGTTGCTTCCTTCTCTTTCTTCCTTGTAAAGAAGAAATTAAATCTGGTCTTGCAGAATCCGCTTGTATTTCCCAATTTCTACTTTCCGGCACTTTATCAAAGAATAAATGTAAATCATCGGTTTCAACTCCTATCTGGTAAGCTTCATAGTCGATATAAAGATTATTATCATTGCCTACCCACGATCTAATTAATGTAGCAGGGTCTTGAGAAAATCCCCAATCAGCCCCGAAAAAGAAGCGATTATATTTTATATCTTTAATTTCAGGAGTATCAAAATCTCTTACCTCCCATTTATCTTTAAATATTTGTGCATCACTTTTGACCCATATTTGTCCTTCCCATACATGAAGATATGCTTCATAATCCACTTTCTTTAAATGATCTTTTTCTTTTAAAAGAACATCAGAAATAAATGGATTATCAGTCCAATTAACTTTTTGAACAATTGTATCGGGGGGGTGGTTTAAGAACAAATCTTCGGTAAGTCTCATCTTCTGCTAAATCTGGATTAAGACTTAACCATATTTCACTATCCTCAATTCTGATCGTTGGAATTAGTACGTCCCAAGATTCTTTAGATACTTTCGTTGCCTCTTCTACCCAGCAACGCTTAACTCCTTCAAGTGACTTAACTTGATTAATATCATTGCGTAACCCTTTGAAAATAAACTGACTACCACTAATTGTCCGAATAGAATCCTTTGTTATTAAATCTAGTTTTGCATTTCTACTAAAATAATATTCGAGTTCATATTGTTGTATTTTATTAATCAGAAGTTTATGTACAGAGTCAGCTATTGATTTTTGTATTTCCCTTGTACAAAGGAAGAGCGAGCTTTCTTGAATTGATAATAAAATAAATGCACCTGCTATTGAATGACTCTTTGCGCCACCACGTCCACCATATAAAACTTTATAACGACTTTTAGTACCGTCAAACAAAAATTGTAGTTTAGAAGGATATTCTATATTTATTTCAGTCATCTACATTTCATTGTCTCCCACGTGTGCAGGATGTTGTCTTAGTCCTTTGTTTGTAAGGGCTTAGATTTTTGAGTATTTTTAGTTTTAGCAGGTATTAAATTTATTATAGGAGGGCTTAAATCTTTACCATCCTTGCCTGTTAGTTCGGTTTTAGATATTGGCTTTCCTTCCGCTCTATCGACTAATTCACGATAAGCTATCGTATCCCCTTTTTGTATAGACTTTTCCACTTGTCTTAATGTCATTGCTTCAATATTACTAATACCATCAGCAACCTCATTACCATAATGCTTTCTAATAGTCATTAAATGGTTCTCAATAGGTTTACCATGTAACATATCTTGCACTATCTCAGATATAGATTTTCTTATTTTATTATTGATACCTAGTTGCTTACCTCCTTTAGCACCTTCAATCACGCTCCTATCACGCTCCGATTTGTCAAAAGGTGTCAAACCTTCTTGATTTGGGTTTTTATTTGCCATTAAATCCCCTTTTTCTAATATCTCTTTCTAAGGCAGCAATTAAGATTTTGGCACTCATAATAAGAGTATTAGGCGCCCAGTCACCATCTCTTAATATCCGAGCCATTGTTTCTTTATCCAAAGGGTCACGCTCTGAAAACTTTTCATTTTTCCAAGTTCTATATCTTAAAACTTCATCGGCATTTAATATGTCTTTCATGTCTTTAAAGTTTTGTTTTTACGGTGAAGCAAGTTGCCCCAGCCCTTTATTTATAAGGGCTCAGATTTTTGGTTATTTGCTATCCTTTATGTTCTTTTTCTGGTGGATCAATTTCAATCTCCTTTTTTTGGCTATTTCTTATAATATAAGGAAATTGTATCCCATTGCCGGCTGTGATCCAAACTCCGCCACAATGACATTGTTGTAAGCAATCACCATCAACATATTGCTGGTCAGTGAATTTAAAATTATCAGCATGTAAAGTATCATAAACTCTTATAGGTTTTATTATTTCACAAATAGTATGTCCATTTTCGCATTTTATTTTATCACCTATTTCTAAATTACTCATAATTCCTTTTTCTTTCTTTTGATTAAACATTTTATTAAAAAATCTCCTCCACAAATAGCTTCTAAAAATAGAAACCACCGTAAAGATTAAAGACATGAAAGACATATTAAATGCCGATGAAGTTTTAAGATATAGAACTTGGAAAAATGAAAAGTTTTCAGAGCGTGACCCTTTGGATAAAGAAACAATGGCTCGGATATTAAGAGATGGTGACTGGGCGCCTAATACTCT